TTTAATGCTTGTCCAAATAGTTGTATTATCAGTAGCAGATAATGAAGTCTTTTGTTTTAATCTATTATTTTCATCGAAATAGTAAAACCCATCACTGTTTGCAGCAGGTGTTGTAAATTTAATTAATGCACCTTCTACTAAGAACTGTCTATTATCAGATACATAACTACCAATCTCTAAAGGTGTAGTTGCTGTATTCATAAAATAACCAGTAGTTTCGTTTGTACTGGTTGTACTCTGATTCCATTGTATATCAACAGAAGATAATGATTTTCTTGGGAACTCTTTATAATAAAGATGAATTGTACTTCTCTCAACTAGTTTGGGTTCTACTTGATTACGAATAACAGATTCAATATCATTTTTGTCATTGAAAGAAAATTCGAAGTCTTCTTCCTTAGAATCTTTGAATAAAACACCATCACTATTAAATGTGTTTACACTCGAATACTTAGAAGTAGGATCAATTAAATCAAGATATCTACTTGTTCCAATGTTTGATCTTGCGACTGCTTTACTTTTGATAATACTACTGAAAGCAGTGTAAGGAAAATTGTTATAGTCTTCACCATTAACCATTCTATTTTGTGTATAGAATCTGGCTGGTGCGTTTCGTTTAATATCTGCTAGTGTTTCTCTTGTAGTTGCATTACTTACATTCTCTGTTAATGAAACTGTGAATGTAGCAGTTTCCGAACGACCCGTTCTACTAATATAAGGAACACTAATCTGAACTCCAGTAATATCATTTCTGTTTATGACATACTTCTGACCATTACTTGTTCTTAAAAATGCTCTGAAGAAACCAACTGGAATTTCACCAAATACACCATCACCGAAATTCATTGTAATTTGGTCATTTGCTCTACTAGTAACACTAAAGTATTGTCTTATAGAAGAACCAGATTGATCAGTAGTAGGAGAATAAACATTCTCTACTTCTTCCCACTCACTTTCTACTGAACCGTTTGATGTATTAAGTTGGTACAACCAAATGTCATCATTGTTTACACCTTCAACATTAATATCCACTGTTCTATTTGCAACTCTTTCATTTAGTGTAAAGTCTTTATTTGATAATGAACCTTGTTTGAAATAAAAGAAGAATCCAGTGTTAGCACTTGCATAACCCATTTCATCATTTCTATACATAAAGTTAAAATCACCATTAAGAACTGGAGCAGGTTCATATACAGAACTCCCACCTGCAGTAGTAGCACTGACAATTTCAAAAGACATATTAGAACCATTGACATCAGCATTAAAAGGAATTACTGGCATCAAATTGTTAACTAGATTTACAGTGTATTCTTCTGTTTCTATTCCAAGAACATCTGTTGTTCTTGCAGGTTTACCAACTCGTTGACTATCTTTTAGTAACGCATTAATGATTGTATTGAATTGGTCGTGCCAATCAGCATTAGTACTATCATTCCAACGAATAGTTACATTTGCTAAATTTGAACCATTGTAATCTGTGATATTTTCGGTAGTTGATATAGAAGATACTTTGAGGTAACCAGATGCTGCTTCACTTCTCTTAGGTGTGTAACCAACTAAGTCCGCAAGTCTTACTACACTGTCTCTTCTTTCTGCAGTATCTAAAAAGTTTTCACGAGTATTTAAATCTTGTCTATAACTGATTGCTTGACCCATAAAGGCAATAACATCAAGTAATGCAATAAACTCACTACTTTCAACATAGTCATTAAAATCTTCTGGGTAGTTCTGTCTTATGTAATCAACAAATGATTTTCTAAGTGTTTCAAAGTTATAACTTTGGAAGTCTGCTTGGTTGTAAGTCTTGTATAAAGCCTTCCAATCATCTATTCCAAATATACTTGTTTGTCGTGAACTTGTTGCCATAATAACGAATTAAATATCTTTCCGTTATTTATGTTGTTTATAAACTCTGTATATAATGTTAGCCTAAAGATGCCAAATTAGAACCTTCATCAAAGAAAACACGAATAGTTTCGAGTTCCAAGTTAGGAATGATACGAACATTTACTTCAATGATTACTGTATGACTTCGAGAAGTAACATTGATTTCCTCTGCAGTGATTCTCGGATCGTAATCAATTAATCGATTTATCTCGGCTTTGATTTGTCTCAAGACATCATTGGTGTTTGGGTCAAATACATAATTCCAAATAGTAGTTCCAACTTCTGGTCGACCAGGAACATCACCTTGTCTTATGTTCAATGAATTTAAGAAATCACGCTTTACTAACTCGGTATCAGTAAGAGTGTGTTTCTTTATTTGGTTAATAGTGTTGTATCCGATATATGTAGCCATTATGTATATTTAGGTGGTTGAACTTTTTGATTATTAATCAAAGTAGTAACTTGTTTATTTAGTTTATCCCTATCAACTGGATTAGTCGTTTGAGTAACACTTCCGTTATGAGCACTATATGGTTCGTGGGTTGGTACTCTAGTTGCGATAGATGCAAGACTTGCCGTTTCTTCTGCTTTCCATCCATCATCAGTTAATTCTATATCGGTATAAGTTGTTGATGTTCCCGGAACTGTACTAGCACCATCTTTATTGAGATGTATTTCTGTTCCACCCATCTCTATATTTGTGTCTGCTTTCATATTCAGATTACCACCGGCATTGATATTAATATCTTCGTCTGCGTGTAAATTTAAAGTTCCTTGTGTTCTCATATTAATTGAGTTAGAACTGTAAACATCAACGGTTCCACCTTTACCTAACTCAACCCAACTTTGTCCGTTTGCATGAGTTATGTATAAACACTCACCATCGTCACTCATTGTAATTTGATGACCATGACTAGTTCTTAATCTCATCATTTGATTATTACCTTCTAAGTCTCCATCATCCATAACAAATGAATGTCCACCTCTTCTTCCGATAATATCAACATCTTGTAATTCAACCTCACCGTTTTCTAATGTTTCCTTAACATTTGTATCGTACATTCCATTTCTGTAAACTGGACGACCAGGAGTACTAATTCCAAAAACAGCACTTGGACTTTCTCGTTGAACGGTTGAAGATATTGGACCTCTAACTGTGTCATCCTTTAGACCTTGTTGATACATTGTTGCAACAACAGATGAATGTTGAGGTTTGTTCTGATCATAAAATCTTGGGTCTTCTGATATTTCTTTATTTTTGTGATTGATTTCAGTTACATTATCAGCAATGGCTGGAATCATATGTGTCAATCCATTTTCTGGAAGATAACCCACATAGTATCCATAGTTGGGGTCACCATTGATAAAGAAACACATTACTTTAGTTCCAACATCAGGTGTGTTAAACCACATACCGTAAGATTGAGCATTTCCAACGGATGTTCCAACTCCCTCAGTTGTTCCATTGTGTGCAACCTTTCCATAGTAAGGAGTCATATAACTAATTGTTCTCCAACCAGTAGGATCGTTTTTATCATTCTTACCAAATTCATCAATCCATACCTGAATACGACCATTTCTTGTTGGGTCTATATTATTCATTACTAGTCCAACAAATGGACCAGACTCTGATGGAACTCCACCTCTATCTAGTTTGTAACCAGAGGTTCTTCCTCTATTTTTAATAATATTTTCCATTAGTCGTCTTCTTCGAATCCTTCAAAATCACTTCCAAACGCATCTCTATTTAACATCTCTGTTTTGAACGCCGCATAAGCATCATAAGGTAATGCATTACCAAAATCATCAGTATCTATTTCGTTACCGAATGAATCAGTATCTCCTACTTCATTGACTCCATATTTTTGTTCCAACGGATTCTTTGCTTCGAGTTGTGTTTTAGTTTCTTTCTTTTCAACTTCTAATTGTTGATCAGTTGGAAATAACATTTGTGTTCCTTCTAACTTCTGTGTGAAAGCACCTTTTGATAAAATCGTAGTAATTGTGTTCGCTCGGTAAATTAAACTTATTCTCGAAGTACTTGTATTCTTTCCACTTCCTAAATCTACACCAAAATTCTTTTCAGAAGTTGGTGCTATACCTTTAGTCAAATCATAATCAACTATTGTGTTGTAATTAACTGCAAACAAAACTTCACTTGCATCATAGTTGATACTTCCATCAGTTACAAAAGGACCTAACTCTAAATCACTTCCATCTGGTGCATAGAATAATTCACTCTGTGCAATGAAATCAGGGTCACCTAAAATACTTAAATTTGCAGTGGCTTGGTCGGCAGGTGAATATAAAAGACTTGCCGCATTTGCTGCACCTTCATTTCTTCTATTCTTTCCACCTTGTGTTGATTCAGAACTACTATTTTGATAGTATCTTTTTGTTAACTCACGAGCATTGTTCTGTAAGTTAACAGTTGCCATATCTGCACCCATTGTTTGGAAATACAAATAATTGTAATCTTGTTGGAAGTCTAAAACTTCTGTGTTCTGTCCAGTAAACCAATAGTCATATTCTTTGTGTACACCACGGAAATAACTTGGACCAAAGTATGGTGAACGCAAATTATTAATTTGATATCTCGAAATTATGTAAGTTATTTCATAAGCATAATCATTTCTCTTTCTATCGTATTGAAGTGGTTTGACTCTTGTTCTTATTTTGTACCATTGTAAAACCTCTGGTGATTTTTCTTTTTTCTTAACTTCACCAGTAACCTCATTGATTACAATATTCTGTTGATCAGAAATATAAGTACTTGTTCTTAGAATCATATCAATTGCCTGAACAATAGATTGACCTGCCTGTAATGAAAACTGTTTTGTATTTTTGTTATAGAAACCTTTATTAGTTAGAAGTGATTCTTGTTTCTTTCTGACTTCTGTCATCTTTGTTTTTTCTTTGTCAGTTGAGTCAGATGTCGTTAGTACACTTGCCTCTGCAATTCCACTACCTTTTTCAAATTCAACACGATATATATTTGGATATTCTTGTACACCTTCTCCAACTAAATTCTGTTGACCAATGTTCAAAGATTCCATAAGTGAAACGCCGTATCCAGTAAATCCACCAACTTCATTATCTGCGTCTTCTTCTGCGGTAGTTAAAACCAAATCACTTAAAACATCTTGTACTGTCTGACCAGTAAGTTCTGTGTTAAATGGAATAGTTGCATAACCTACACCAAAAGGTATTTGTGATTGTGGGGCAACTGCCTGACATCTATATTCAACTTGGTCACCATCTAATCTGAATGAAATATCACTGAATTGAAATGGTATAAACTTTTCAGATACCGAACTTAAATCCGAAAGGTTTTCTGTAATTCCTACATCCCTTCCAGTAATTTGTTTTCCATTTTCATCGTATCCATAAAATCTTACTGTCATTAAAAAGTTCTGTGAACCATAATTAATTCTATCTTCACTTATTCCGTTTTCAACATTGTATTTTTGAATTGCGGCATGTAAGTTATCCAAAAATGTTAATCCATTTGGTTCGATAATCTTAAATTGCATAGTAAACACATTGTGTGCTTGTCCAACTGATGTTCCAGAAACTAAACTTTCCAAGATGATGTCATCAATATAAAAATCTCTTTTGAAGTATTCACTTCTTACAGCACCATAATTATCAGAAGGATTATTTGAGACACCACCACTTTGTAAAATCAAAGTCAGACCTTTAACTGATTTGACACCACTTGATACCATCTCTATGTATTGAGCAGGTGACATAATATAGATACTGATACTGTATGTCATAGAAGCAAATCCTTTAAATGGATTCGGTCTTGGTTTTATATCTACTTTAAATTCTGGTGCAATATTGTCTTGTTCACTTTGTCCAAAACTTTTACTACCCGTCGATAAATCTTCTTCTTTGTTTGAAACTTTAGAAAATGGTTCTCTAACAGATTCACCAGCAGTTCCATCTATTCTTCCAGTCGCAGGATTTATAACTAATTTGTTTCTCGTCTTTGCGTTTGACTCAGTTACATTGAGTAAATTTAAATCAGATGGAAGTTTGTTTGTGGTTGTTTGTTTTTTTGTATCTTCTTCCGATAGTGGACCAATAAATGGTGTTTGAAAACGAGAACCTTCGACTTTGGCTTTTTTATCTTCGTTTACTTCTGTACTTGCATCATTGGTATTACCCAATGTTTCACCATCTTTTTTTGAGTTTAAAATAATTGGAATAGGACCAAGTACCATTTTAGAATCCTAGTACTTGTTTAAGAACTTCTAACTTTGGTAGTTTGATAGATGTACCTTCTGCAAAATCATATAAAGGATTTTTAATCGTATTAGGATTTCTTGCAGCAAAAACCCACCACAAATCAGACTCACCATATAAGTCATGGGCTAATAAATCAGGACGATTATGATAAGTTGAATTTATTTCAAATGAAATATCATCACTGTACTTTGGAATTGGTCTATCTACCATCATTCCAAGATTTGACTTAGTGAGTTTTGTTTCGTAATATGGACTTGTTGCGTTGTACATTACCAGAATCCTTTCTTAAGCAAACTACCATTTGCATATTTTTCTAAACTATATTCATTACTTACTTGATCACGAGTATTAACTGGAAGTAATGTAAATGAAATATCTAATTTGGTTGGAACTCTTGTCTTTCCATCTATACTAGAACCGAATATTCCTGCGTTCGATACTTTATCTCTTCTTATAATTCTTTTAGCACCAAAATCTAGTCCTGATGAAAACAATCTTGAAATAGTTGAACTTACAAAATCACCAACTGGATTTTTGTTACTTACACTATTACTGATAGGTCCTAAGAAATCAGCATTTAAATTACTTGGTTCTCCCGCTTCAATGTAGTCAACATCAGTTGGTAAACTGTATTGAATATTTTCAACTAAGCAAGGATGTTCGTTGTACTGATAATCTCCTAATCCAGATAGAAATACTAATGGTGGAGGTGTTCCTCTTTGTGCATCTTGTCCATAAAACATCTTTGTACAACTTTTCAAAAAGTGTAAAGATGCTAGTAAATAATTTGCTTCTCTTGTATCCTGTGATGTAAATGTCGCATTAACAACCAATGGATCAACATAACTACCTTGATAGAAATAACTTCTTATATTTGAATGTGGTAATGAATGATTGGTGTACGATGCAACATGTCGATGGTCAATACGAGGCATATAAGGAAACACAATTCCATCTGTTGCCTTAAGTGGTGCCATAATTCCAGGATCTGGAGCATTATATAGATAGTTACTCTGTGGTGCTAATCTCAATCTGACACGCCAATCTTCTTTGTCAGTATTACCACCTCTTAGTTCTGCAACCGATGGGCTATTTGCCGGGTTACTTGGATTCTGTGCGTTGTTGTAATTATTTTGTGAGTTAGCCAGATTGTTATCAAGTGCCGCCTGTGTTGGTGTGGTAGAACTTATGATGTTTCCATCTTCATCTTGTACTTGTGTTGTACCATCAGCAAATGTAGTAACAATGTTGCCATCATCGTCAAAGTCGGTATCAACAACAGGATTACCTGCACTATTAACACCACTGACTGTGGTATCGTCATTCGACCATTCAACATTATCCAATTCGGCTTCATCATCACCAAACTCATCTCTGTTTAATTTGTCATTTACTTGATCCGCAGTTTGGTATTCTGACTTAGATATTTCTGTATATTCGCCTGTTCTATAATCCCATTGTGATTCTGTTACACCTGTTAAATTACCATCAGCATCGTAATTTTTTGTAACATTAATTTGTGCCGCATCTCTACTATCTTCTGCATCTCTAATTTCTGCACTTAAGTTTCTAGACTCTTCACTTTTAATCCAGTCAATACCCGTTGAACCTGGATTGTCTGCTAGGTATTTTGTTCTTGCATCTTGATAATCTGTTTTTAAATCATCTACTTCATCTTGCCAAAATTGACTTTCAGATGTGTCTACTGATTCTTTAACATCAAATGCTGTTCTAATTTCCTCACCACCTGTTGTTGTAGAATTATCTATAACTGTTGTTTTAATATCTTTAGGTGTTTCGTAAAAATCGTCATCTGTGTCTGCTATAGTTGTTGTTGTATTGTTTCTGTTTGCATTGTTGGTAGTATCGTAGTTGTCTTGGCCTTGTGACGACAATCCTAATTCATATGTGTTTGGATCAAC